TCTGTAGAGCACCATTCTCCTGTAGATTTATTAATAACAATCCACCCACCAAAATCAGCTTTCTCTCCTTCTCCATACAAATATCCTTGAGCTAGATATCCAAATGCATCATCATTTTTTAGTGTTTCAAAACCCCCGCTTTCACCAAATTTATTTTCAAAAGACCAGGGTGAAGCACTTTTTATATCCCATATCTTATCTCCTATTTTTACATCCATAGTGCCATTGATATACTTATCATCAAATTTATATTGTGTTTTCTTTTGTATATCTTTTAATTCTAAACCAGATGCAGACATTATTGTTATGGCCGCCGCCTCTATTAAATCACCAAATAAATTACGCATTTTTGCGTTGTATGGCATTGCTTCTGCTTCAGCACCACTTTGTTCCATTTGTAATTGACATAATGGTCTGCCTACATTTGACATTCTATATCTAAATTCTGTCTCTCTTTTTTCAGTAAACTGTTTTCTAAATGCATCTTTACATGCTTCACCAAACTCTTCAATTAGTTGGTCTGAAACGTCAACGGAGGCCTTATTGGCCTCCGCTAAAAACATTTGTACACGATTTATTATAAAATCAGACACTAGGATGCTAGTGCCTCTTCTGGTGATACATCTTTCATAACCTGTTCAGAGGCCTTATCATTAGCCACTGGTTTAGATTTCTGTGCTTGCTTCCAAGATTCAACGACTTTTTTATTTTCTTCGTTAATAGTTTCAGCAAACAATTCCATAGTAGATAAATCTTTTTTACTAAATTCAACTACCTTGTCATCTATAGAGATATCAGTCATGTAATATACATTAGTTCCATGTTTTTTTCTTTTTGTTGACAAAAGAAGATTTGTATTCTGAATAAGTTTACCACGATTTTTGATACTCTTTATAGCCTCATTTACTGGTCTAAAATTCATACCACTTATTCTCCACAAACAAGGTAAATCTTCTACGTTTACCTCTTCTCCTGCACCAGTTACAGCGTGCATATTTAATAATCCATATGCTAAAGTGTAACACTTAATATTTTTTTGTCTGGCCGCTTCTTCATTGGTCAGAGTTTCTATATCTTTAAAAGGAACTTTACCGCATTTTGTACCTCCTAACATATCTAAAGCTTCATCTTTCCATGATTTAAAAATTACTGAAAAGTTTGGATATGTGTTTGTGTCTGGGTCATACTCCATATATTGATAGCCTCTTATAAAAGGCCTAAACAATACAGGACTATTGCCAGTTTTTCTGCTGTAAACTTTTTGTTCAGATACTGTATCATAAATAGAGTATGTTCCAACATCTAATTTATTGCCATCATCATCTTCACCTATCCTGTTTATAGCAAGTTTTGGTAATACCAATGAGCCAGAACCAGAGTCATCTTCTTGACCTGTCAGTCTCATTATTTCTTCCTTTGACAAGGAATCATATTTTTGTAGTTCAGTCATATATACCTCCAAGTATATTTATCTATAATTATTTGTAACATATTGACACTCACTGTCAATGTTATTCTATAACCTCTAAGTTTAACCAATCATAACCTATCTTAACCTCAGTTTCCAATGGTACATTAAAGTCAATATCGTATGTATCTTTTAAAGATTTTATAACATTTGAAGCCCCCTCTCTCATAAGACGCACCATAGTAATCTCCTCATCTGGATGTATATCTACCACGACAGAATCATGAACTGTATTTATTAGCATACTTTTTAAATTATGTTTATCTACGAGTTCCTGTATATTTATACAAGCGAGAGGAACTATATCTGCAGTAGCAAATCCTTGCACAGGATAATTTTTTATCTGTGTAGAAAAACTTGTGCCGCCCCAGGGCATTCGTTCTACAGATGGGAACTCGTATTGTCTGCCAGTCGGTAATGTAATCATTTTATATTTTAATGCTTCGTTTTGTAATTTTTCATGCCATGCAGTTATACCTTTATATTTATCTTTAAATGCATCATAATATCTTTTTTCATCCTCAGTTCCAGACATACCTCCATACAAAGGTTTGAAGGTATGCCCTTTAGCTTGTTGTCTAGATACCCCGATGACATCAGCAGTATATTGGTGCACATCTACGCCATTTTCTATATCTCTCATGCCTTGCTCGTCTTGTGCTAGAAATACTGCTGTACGAAACTCTAACTGTGCAAAATCAATTTCCGCTACTTTACCTTTCTCGAATCGAGATGTTATTACTTTTCGTATAGGGAACGTTCCGCCTCGTGGCTGATTTTGGAAGTTAGGGTCACGACTAGACAACCTGCCTGTCCTTGTAATACATTGCATAAAATTAGGATATAAAAAACTATCCTGCTTTACATGTTTTTTTATACCATCTACAAATGTAGACAAGTATGTTTCCAATGCATTATATCTTGTTATTTTACTAACAAAATTATTTAAATCCTCACTTTGTGAAGATAATCTTTGTAGTGTAATTCTGTCTGTTTTAAATCCACCTTCAGATGCATCAGATACAAACTGAGCTTTTGCACCAAACCCTGCACGCTCACTTGTATTAGAATAAGTTACACCCTCTGATTTACATACTGGGCACTTTGACATGTTTTTATATTTATCACCATTTACTTTATACTTTTGTATGTAACCTTTACCACCACACTCTGTGCACTGTTTTGCTTTTGTTTTGTAGATAGGAACTAAATACATCATGCAGGTTTTTATAAACTCATGCTTTCCCATTTTAGGTCTTTTCTTTGGCTTCTTTGTATATTTATCTATACCTATATTAAACTCTGCTATCCAACCTTTTTTATCTAATAGTTTACTACCATAAATTAACATAGATAATTGCTCTGGACTTGCAGGATTAATCTTAGTGTCGCCCATCTTATCATATATTATTTTATCTATCTCAACTCTTAACTTATCATACTCTAATTGAAACTCCTTTTCAACTTCATCTAATTTAGTTGTATCTATTTTTATACCATTGTTTTCCATCTTAGTAAGTATAACACAAAACTGACACATAGTTCGCACAGTGTTTAGTAGTACTTTATTTTTTGGTAATTTAAAATCTTTCATGTGTGATTGAAACAATGCTTTTGTAGCTACTATATCCTGTCGACCATACTCATCTACAATTTTCATAGGTATGTTTTCAAATGAAACATCTCGTTCTAAGTATTGTTCAGTTATGTCAGATTTTTGACTAACACCTCGTCTATTACAACAATCTTTTAATTTTAAACTTTGTTTACGCCCACGACCTAAAACATACTCACCAATCATAGTATCATATACTCTACCATCATATTTAAAACCTGCTTCCCAAAGCCACAATAAATCAAACTTTATATTGTGGCCAACAAGCAATGTAGTTTTATCTAAAATATCCTGCACTTCTTTTTTGTATAATGGCCCATTGTATTCTGAATGTTTAAAAAAGAAATACTCTTCGTTTATACCAATACTAACAATAAAATTATCTGGATGTTTTGGTGATGGGTCTTTCTTACCATCAATAATTTGGTAAGATGTTTCTATGTCAAATACTGTAATCAATCTATGTACCTCGATAATTCTGGGATAATCTTACAAGTCATCTTGCCATGATACCCTGTTATTTTGTTTTTACTAACTGCAACACTTCGTAAGTCTTGGTCTAATTCTAAATTATTACTAAAACCTACACCAATAATTACATCAGCTTCTGCCGCTTTACCTGTCTTACTATTCTCCATCATATCAAACGTTAAGTCAAGTCTACCAGATGCATCAGCAGATGCTTGTGATATACCTACGACAGCACAACTTCTACGTTTAGCAATCTCTCTTGCACCTGTGTATATAGCTCTAAGTTTTTCATCTGTTCTTGCAAATGTGCCAGGTATATGCACCTTATCTAATTGGTCTACAATTAAAACATTTGGTTTTTCTTTTGCAACATAAGAGTCTATCTTGTCCAGTGTCCAATCAACTGTATCTAATATTCTCATGTTATCTTTTATTGATGACCATAACTCTTTAGCTTTTGTAGGATTGTCTTTTATTTCTGCAAAAGACATCCCAGTATGTGCATTTACTAATCTCATCTGAGTTCGTATTGCAGGCTCTTCATTAATAAGAGCACATACTTTAGCCCCTTGAGAAGCAAAACCGCCTTGACCTGCGACCATATTAACCCAAAATGCGGTCTTGCCACTCTCTGGTCTGGCAAAGACAATTAAAAAATTGCCATCACCAATCCCGTTTACTTTATCTCGTAATCCAGATAAATTAAATTTCCATTTAGTATTATCTTTTAATGCATCAATTAGCAAGTGTATATCATCTGTTATGCTTTCATACTCTTGATTATTAACATTATTTGATTCATCTATCAATGTTTGTATGTCAGTAAAATTAGTATCACTTGTATTGTTATACATCTCTGTTGCCATAACTGCTATTTGTTTTGCAATAGATTGTTTATGTAGTGCTTCTAATATAGTTGTAGCTATCTTTCTATTTGGTTTTTGTTCTTTTATCTCATCAAGTAAATCACTAAAGTTATCTCTTGCAACTCTTGTAAGTGCAGGATTGTATACTTCAGTATGTAATGTAGCAATCTCATCAACAGTCAAACTTTTATCAGAGTTCTCGTGTGCTTTTTTTATTGTATCATACAATGTACCAGTTCCATTGGTAAACATAGTTTTAGATACACGACCTTTATTCTCTTCGTAAAAGTCTTTGTCTAGTAGTAAATATATAAGTTGTTTTTCAATCATATGGTTCGCAGTTGTTTTAATATTTCTTTCATTAATTTTGTTTTAGTTTTATCTTTCCAATGTCTAATATAGAATTTTGCTCTCTTCTTGTCAAGCATACATGGGGCAGTAGCTAATGGCCAGGTTTTTAAATAGGCTAAATACATTTTATCATTCATAGCATATAGTTTTGGTTTTATCCTATTATCAATTTTTATTTTTTTATACTCACCATTGTATCCATATACACAATGAAAATACTTTTGTTTTTCCATAACAAACCAAAGATATGTTCCGCAATCAATTAGTTTCCAAGTCATTGGCTCATAACAGAAAAATCTTGACCAGTTTGATAATATTCTGTTCCTTTACAATTATTACAAATTCTATTGTGAATACCCTCACTTAAAAATGGTTTATTACACATCATGCAATCTCTTTTTTTCTTTTTTTTAGTAGCAACCCTGTTACCAATTAATTTGTCTGGGCCTCTACGATAAGTTCTTTTTAACATTTTTTACCTTTTTTAATTCTTCTTTCCAACCTATCTCAAATACTTTAAATAATAATTTTATTTTTGTTTTTGTAACAGGTTGTCTTTTTAAATTAGCATATAGAAATTCAACTAATGCGTCAATAAATATTCTATTAAACATTATTACATTTCTCCTTGTCTTTTACTTTACTGCAATAAAATTCTTTCGCTTTGTTTTGTTTCTTTTTTTTGTTTTCTAATATTTTCTTTTTCTTTTCTGGGTTAGGACTTGTTTCTAATACTTCATCAATAGTTTTTACTGTTTCTTTTGCAATAAAGTAAGTGCAACCAGGCAATAAAAAAACTAATAATATCAATACTTTATACATTTTGTTTCTCCATTTCTTGCATAGCATTATCAAAATCTTTGTCATAATCTTTTATAACATCTTTAGTTCTATTTACCATGTAATCTAACTGTTCACTTTTATTCATGTACACTAATTCATCTACACCTTTTACAATAAGTCTTAACCTATTTATATATTTATCTGCATCTAACATTTTAACATTCCTTCTATTTGATTACTCCCATAATATTTTAAATCATCATCAAGTATTTTTACTTGAGTGTTTACATAGTATCTTAACTGATTACTTATGTCAAACGCTTTGGTTGTTGCATCCCTATCAAGTGCAACAATTATTTTTTTAAATCTTTTTTTTAGTATAGGTATATAACTATCTGGTAAACTTGTGCCCATCAAAGCAACACCAGAATACAAATGAGATACAGCACAAGCACTAGCACAGTCTTCAACTAACACAGCAGTATCACTATCGCCGCATATAAAAGGATATTCCTTGCTACCATACATAAACCATTTTGGATAAACTTGTGAATTTAATCCTCTACCAACAGCACCATAAATGTTTTTTTTATCTTTAATTAAAAAGACAGCACGATGTTGTTTAACATCATATCG